GTAACTCCGATTATTTTCAAGGCAGTCAATACGATAAACAAAACCAAAATGATCTTGAATATGATCAGACTCAAAAACCTCTCCATTGTAGAGCCAAGGATTTTCATAACTCATAAAGCTCTAAAATTATATGAGCCTTATTTATCCCTTGAACCCTGACAGAGTTATTTTATTGCACATCAAGGGCCCGTGTCAAGTATGCCTTGACCATCAATGAAGTCAATTAATAATTTGGCCCAAAACTCGTGATACTCTTCCGGATAATGCATCGCCCATCGTCTTTCATTTTGAGCATTTTTCCAATCATGATGGTGTGTAGCAACTCCCCAATAAGAATATGAGTTATAAAGTTTATATGTATCGGAATCTTTATATACTACTTTATTTGTTTTATGATGACCTAAAAAATTCTTTTTGTTGATTAAACCCCAGTTTCCTTTATACCAATAACTACTTGCGTGAAATACATATGGTATCTTATACTGTTCACATATACTTTGTACAATAAGAATTTGGGATAAGGCTTTAAAATGTAAAAAATCCTCACTATTTGTTTTTAAATAATTCTCATAATGAGGTATAAACTCAGAATCAACCTGAAGTTTCATGTCAGTATATTCATCATGAAACAATAATGAAGGACAACAATGTAACAACTTGTCCGGCAATTTTACATAAGTTCTTGATGGGTCACAAAAATTACATAATACAAATACAGATTCATTTTTTATCAAAGATTTTTGTATTCTTATCATAAATTGTCGAATCAACCAATCATTACTTCCACCACTAACAGCAAAGTTTTCATAGTCAAATCCATAGTGTTTGGCAATATGTGCAGGATAAGCCCTCTCATAACAACTAGCTGAATATAATTCGTCTATTTCAGCTCCTGCAGTGTGACTGTCACCAAATGCAAGTAATGTTCTTTTCATGTCCAAACCTTAACTTGATGAATTTGTTCCCACATCTTTGCCTGGTGACAATCATTAATTATTGGTTCTCCTTTTATATTTAAACTCGTATTCAATAACATGGGACATCCGGTTCTCTCGTACCATATTTCCAAGAGTTCTCTAAATTGTGGGTTATCTTCTTTTGATACGGTTTGAACTCTACTTGTGTTATCTGTATGAACTATTGCTGGATATAAGTCTGGTCTCCTACATTTAACCGTAAACTGCATGTACGGAGTTTTACTTGTAGGCATTTCAAAGTAGTCATTGGCCATTTCCTCTAAAATTACGGGAGCAAATGGTCGGAATGGTTCCCTTTTTTTAATAGAGTTTACTAGATCCTTAACATCATTACCTCTCGGATCAGCAATTAAACTTCTATTACCTAACGATCTTGGACCAAATTCCGCACGACCTCTAGCAATTCCGCATACTTTATTTTTTATAAGATAATCAACGATCTCATCATTGGACGATTGATACCCTAAATCAAATCCTAGATAAGGTCCAGACCATTCTATGTGTTTCTTTGTATGTGATAGTACGGATCCAATTGAACTGCCATCATCTCCAGGTGCAGGCATAATCCAAACATTATCAAAGTACTTGTAACAAATTGAATTTGCAACGCAATTCAATGCACACCCACCCATCAAAACTAAATTTTTACTCTTAGATATTGAAAATGCTTTTAATAAAACCCTCTCAAACAGAAATTCATATACTTTTTGAGTAGTTGCAGCAATATCAAAAATGTCCTGTTGAGAAGTTAGGTCTGGTCTCCACCATTTACATCCTCGATGGAGATTCATTTTTATTTGAAATGGGTGTTTGTCCGAAAGTTCAATGAAGTCATTGAGGATGTCTGAGAAGAGTCTAGACGGGTCGCCAAAGGCGGACATGCCCATCAGAATGTACTCCTCTTCATTTGGTTTTAAACCGCACCTCTGGGTCATTGCAGAGTACCACAGACCCAAACTAGAAGGGTATTGATGAGAATACAATTTTTTAAGTCGATTGTTTTCTCCTTGCCATATGGTAAAAGTATCAAATTCTCCTATGGCATCCAATACGACTATTACAGCATCATCAAATGAACTGGTGTAATAACCAGCAGCTGCATGACTATGATGATGAGTAGTATATTTGATAGGAACTTTTAACGAAGTTTTATCAAAAATATATTTTGATATGTTATTTTCATTTACAGTAAATCCTTGTCCAGCAAATAACTGTCTGAGTGTTTTCAATCTTGGACTTTCATACCAATAAATTTGGTCTGGTTCACCAAAAAATAGAGCTTGACTAATCAAACTCTGATTGATGTGAGGATCATTTTTTATTTTACTAAATCTCTCACTAGAACTTACAAAGATCAAACGGTCATCATCAAAAATACTTAAAGCAGCATTATGACTGTTTGATGATATTCCCCACTTAATCACTTGTATATAAAAGGATCGCGTTTTTGTAAAGATTTTAATCTCTTTTTAAAATCTCTTTCTCTTTTCCAATTAGAAATAAGATTCCAAACTTTTCTAATCATTAGAAAGTTAAATCACTAAAATTTATTTAGACATAAAAAAAGAGTCCGTCAAGCGGACTCTCGAATTATTAAAGATTTAAATCAATCTTCTTCACCATCTTTTCTGCCCATGTTTTTCCAATTACCTTTTTCATCTTTTTCATACTTATATTGAGAAGGTGAATATCTACCTAAACGAAGTCTTTTATGCTTTTCATCTTCGGATTCAGGTCTTCCCCTTTCCTCATCTTCTTTACGCTTTTGGGATTCACCCGAAAGAGCACTTAAACTGGTTCTTCTGCCTTCATCCACATAGTCTTCATTAGCCTGCATTCTTTTTCTTCTTCTAGCGGCAGCACGTTTAATACTTGATTCCTTATCAGCAGCTCTCTCAGTATCTCTCACATTTTGTGGAGTGCGATTTTTGTTTTCTCTATCAATTGCGGCACCAGTAGCAGCAATACGTGCATTAACAGCACTACCTACAGTTCTATCGGAAAGTTCATCCAGTTGGACGCCATAAGACTCTAGAATGGACTCTTTCCATTCTTCACTCATATTGACCATGATGACCATTGCAGCGTCTTCAGACTCTGCATAACCCTCGTCTAGAAGGTGTCCTTTGACTAGATCAAAGATGTCTACGCCAGCCTTCACTACCGTAGGAGTTTTTTCAGCAGCTGCAGTTCCTTTATTATAAAGAGCTTTATTAACTTCCGCTCTTGAACCACCTTGTTGTCTAATTTTTTGTGCTTGAGCAAGTTTTGGATTTGCTTTTGCCCACTGGTCCATTGCAGATGGTTTTTCTGCTGGTTTTGCGGGTGCTGCAGGAGTTGAGGGTTTCGCGGCAGAAGTTGCAGCAGGTTTTGGAGTAGTAGTTGCAGCAGGTTTTGGAGTAGCAGTTGCAGCAGGTTTTGGAGTAGCAGTTGCAGCAGGTCTAGCGGCAGGAGTTGCAGCAGGTCTTGCTGGAGTAGGTTTCGTGGGGGTTGGTTTAGTTGCAGTTGGTTTTGTTGGTTTTGGTTTATTACCACCAGATAATCCTCTGGAAAATCCTTCACCTGCTTTGGATCCAAGATAACCCCCAGCAAGGGCTCCAAGAGGTCCACCAACAGCACCTAGAGCTCCACCAAGAACTCCACCAGCTACTTTACCTACATTCAGTTCATCAAGTTGTTCGGAACTCTCATTGAGTTCTTCTAAATCCGAATCAATTTGATAAATTGAAGCATATGATTCATACAAACCTTTAATTTGTTCTGACATTTTATTAAATAGAAAACGTTTCCTATTTTCTATTTATAAAAAAAGGGGGTCCTAAGACCCCCTACTTGATTATTTTGCGACGTTAGTTGATTGAACTTGTTGAACAGTTGGTTCATTAAGTGTAATGACTGTTCCGCAAATAGCAAGAGAAATAACAGTAACAAAAGAACCGATAAGAGCAATTTTAAATGTATCTGTGGAGAGAAGGTTAGTCATAATAAAGTTGGTGAAACAACTCGTATACTAACCAATTCCCGTTTTTTTGTCAAGGGCCAATCCCCTATCTAACGACTTGCGCTCCAACTTTTCTACTGACAGCAAGTTCATTTCCTACTGCTCTACCAACTTTTTGTGCAGCTTTACCTGCACTCTTAACTGCACCACCAACTGCTTTTGCTCCTGATCTTGCAGCACCACCAGCTGCTCGTCCTACTGCACCAGCAGTTCTACCTGCGGCTTGAGCTGCTCTTACTCCAGTTCCTACTGCTGTTTGTGCAGCAGTCTTAACTGCTTTCGCAACAGGTGTTGCAACTCTTCTTGCTGTAGATCCAGCAGCTTGTCCCGCTTTTTGTGCTACATTGCCAGCTGCACGTCCTGCGCGAACTGCGGTTCCAACAGCAGTTTGTCCTACTGCTTTTGCTGCACCACCGACTGCTTTTGCTGCTCTACCTGCGGCAGAAACACCCTTGTCCAAAGCTCCTGCACCAGATCTCACTGCGCCAGCACCAGCACTAGCAACTTTTTTTACACCACCGATTGCTTTACCTGCAAGATCTCCAAAAAATCCTTCTTGTAGAATAGAAGAATCTAATAGTTCTTCAGCAACAAGGATCTCATCAATCCAATTTTCATTCATAGCCGACATGATGATCTGAGCATCATCAGTATTTTCCGCCATTCCTACGTTGACTAGATGTTCGGCAACAACGAAATATGCATTTGTAATAAACTCTTCAGTAAGAACTTCTTCCCAAAGATAATCTTCCCAAATTAAATCTTCTTCAATTAATTCTGGGGTTTCATACACTTTAGAATAAGCTTCGACTAGGGCCTTGACTTTATGTGATTCCATGTTAGATACAATATATCGGTTTTGTATGATATTATTTATCCCTTACGTGACTTTAATAACAATCAATACCTTCAAACACTGGAGAACATATTCTCATGGGAGGTGAAAGTTTCTTGCAGTCTTCGGTATGACATAAAGTCTCATCATTTTTTTCATCCATATATTTTGGTTTATATTTTTTATTCGTCTCTTCAATGATACGATCATACTCTTTCGTGATATTACTTATAGCCTTATCCACATCTCTTTCGATTCTTCTACCAAGTTTTTCTGGATCATTGACAATAAAATCATTTAAGATATCAATTTTCAAAGTCCTTTGAATCTCGTCTAACAAATCCCAAAGTTTTGATTCTGAAATCTTGGTACATGAAGCAAAAGATGTTATAATGGCTGATAAAACCACTCCAATTACTGCGTATTGAACTATAGTTGGTTTCTTTTTACCAAAATTAAAATTAAACTGCATGGTAATAAGTAGTTCTATTACTACTTATAAGAACCAATAAATATAAAAATAGGGAAAGACTGAGGAAAATTAATGTCTAGACTCGGGATCAATACTGGTAATAATCCCAATGATGGTCAGGGAGATCCATTGAGAGTTGCAATGGGTAAAATCAATAGCAACTTTTTAGAAATATACAATTCAATTGGAGATGGATTTGATCTTGTCAGTTATGCAAGTACGGCAGGAATATCAACACTTGCACGAAATTTAACTGGATCTCCGAGAATTAGTGTTAGTGGTATTTTAAATACAGGTATTACCACAACTGAACATATAGAAGTTAGAAATATTACATCTACTGGAGTAGTCACTGCAACTCAATTTGTTGGGGATGGGTCACAACTTACCAACGTAACTGCACTTGTTGGTGGACTTGAAGTTTTAGATGACAACGTTAGAATGGGAGTTGCAAGGGAATTAAACTTTGGCGCAAATATTATCTCTACTGGTCCAGATGGAGTTGGAAGAGTAACAATCTCTGTACCATCTATTGTAGCATCAGCCACATATGCAGATTCTGCTGGTATTTCTAGTTACTCGGAAATTGCAGGCATTGCAACAATATCTACAAATGCTGGATTTGCAGAAACCTCTAATACCAGCAATTATTCATCTAATTCTGGTATTGCCACTTTTGCATCTATTGCTGGTGTCGCAACTGAATCTACAATTGCTGCGTTTGCAACAATTGCAGGAGTCTCCACAGTATCCTTTGGGATTACTGGAACACCCAACATTATAGTTGGAGTCGTAACAGCAGACTCTTACAATGGATCTGGTTCAAGATTAACTGGAGTCATTACATCGATAGTAGCCGGAACAAATATTAGTATCTTACAATCTGCAGGTATTACTACTATAAATGCTTTTAGTACAGGTACTGCTGTTTTTGAAAGTTTACAATCACAACAACTAAATGTTTCTGGTATTATAACTGCTTTAGGTGGATTTATTAGTTCCGGCAGCACATCACCAGTTCAAATAAGTGTTTCAAATGGTAGATTAGTATTTTCCGTTGCAGGAATTGGATCTACTTCTTTTGTTTTGGGATAATCCTAAATAAGCTGCCCAAAAAATCATAGGAAAAATGAAAAGACTATTATTGGCCTTTTCGTTATTCTTCGCAATTCCAGTTAATGCTGCTGAAATTACATCAAAAATTACTGATTCTATTCAATTGAGAGTTGATGGTGCTGCTGTCCAATCAACAAGAATCGGTGCTTCATATTCCGCATCAGGAACCAACATCCAATCTACATCTTTTGGTGGTGTAGGTGGTGCTGGAACCTACGATATCAATACTCCAGGTCAGGCATTCACTTTCTCGGAAAGTTTCAATGCTGATGATACTCCTGTTACTACTCAAACAGTTACGAATGGTGTTATTGGAACTCCAAATCTCTATGGAGATAGTGTAACTCAAGTTGGTGGTGATAAAGGAAC